GGTTCTGTAAGAATTAATGATGAAATAATAACTTACTCAGGAAAGTCTACTAACGATTTAACAGGATGCACAAGGGGTACAGGAGGCACAACTGCTATTGCACATGATACGGCAACAGCTGTAAGAGAATCTACAGTCACTAGATTTAACACAACAGATTTTACAAACAATATTTTTGAAGTTCAATCAACAAGTTTAGCAACAAACAGTTTTCAAATAGTTATGCCTATAACAGAAACAGGCACAGGTATGTCCGCAGCGGGTGGAGCAACTATAAATCCTTACGTTGAGATTGGACCTGTAGAACAAACATATGGTTATGGTTGGGGTACAGATACTTGGTCTGCGGGTAAGTGGGGAGAAGCGTCAACATCTACAAACGTAATACTTGACCCTGGCTCATGGTCGCTTGACAACTTCGGGCAACAACTTATTGCTACAATTAAAAATGGTAAAACATTTACTTGGGACGCTGGTGCAGCTAACCCATTAGAAAACAGAGCAACTATTATGACTGGTGCTCCCACAGCTTCAAGAATGACTATAGTTTCAGATAGAGATCGACATGTGGTGCACTTGGGGACAGAGACTACAATTGGCTCAGGATCTTCACAGGATCCAATGTTTATAAGATTTAGTGACCAAGAGGATTTTACCACATACACACCTACATCTACAAACACTGCAGGTACTTTTAGATTAGATACAGGAAACAAGATTGTTACGGCTATATCAGGTAAAGATTATAACTTAATATTAACTGACACCGCAGCTTATCTTATGCAGTTTGTAGGCCCACCATTTACTTTTTCTATTAGACAAGTTGGTTCTAATTGTGGATGCATTGGTCAACACGCTGCAGCTTATGCAGATGGTAAAGTTTTTTGGATGGGTCAGTCAGGTGGCTTTTTTGTATTTGATGGTACGGTCAAACTGTTACCTTCGTTAATTGAAGACTTTGTTTTTACCACAACAGGTAATAACGTTGGTGTTAATTATTCATCCAATGAAATAGTCTTTGCATCACATAATTCTTTGTTTAATGAAATTATTTGGTTCTACCCTGCTGGTACTACGGCATCTGGACCATCTACACAAAATGACCGAACAGCAGTTTATAATTACGTGGAGAACACATGGGCTCCTATGACACTTGCTAGAAGCACTTACGCTGATGCATCAACATATCCTGTGCCTTATGCTACTGAATATAGTTCTACAGGAACTCCAACATTTTCTACCTTACAGGGCGCAACTGACACTTTTGGAGCAACAACTTATTTTGCACAAGAGGTTGGTATTAATAAAATTGATTTAAACAAAAATGCTACAGCAATAGCAGCGTTTGTACAATCAGGAGATTTTGATTTACCTACAGACGGTGATGGGACTTTCTTATTAAGAGTAAGTAGATTCTTACCAGATTTTAAAAACATACAAGGTAATGCAAAAATAACGTTAGGTACAAAAGATTTTCCTGTTTCTACTAATACAACTACAACACAGTTTGACGTATCAAGCACAACATCTAAAGTAGATACAAGAGTCAGAGGAAGATTGGCAAATTTAAAAATAGAAAATACATCTACGAATGAGAGTTGGAGATATGGAACTTTTAGAGCTGATGTGTACGAGGATGGTAGAAGATAATGAAAAGAAAAGATCCTAGAGTAGGTACAGGTAAAAAACCAAAAGGTTCAGGTAGGAGATTATATACAGATGAGAATCCTAAAGATACTGTTGGAATTAAGTTTGCGACTCCTAATGATGCTCGTAAGACCGTTGCTAAAGTTAAGAAGGTATCTAAACCGTTTGCAAGGAAAATACAAATATTGACTGTTGGTGAGCAAAGAGCTAAAGTTATGGGTAAATCACAAGTAGCCTCTATATTTAGAAGAGGTAAGGAGTCTATAAGACGAGGCAGAAAAAATGGCTAAGATAAATGTTTATGTACCTGAACCACCTAAAGAATATACAGAAGAAGGGTTTAGACAAATAAACCAAGCAATAGCTACAGTAGAAAATCAATTAAACACAACCTATCAACAAGACTTGAAAAATGAACAGGATGCGTTTAATTACTTTATGTCATGACAATACAATATAAAAATCAAGGTTACAAACAAGCTGATGTAAATAAAGCAACAGTTTTAACTTGTCCTGCTAATGCAACAATTATAGTGAAAGCTGTGTATTGCGCAAACAATGATGCATCATCAGCTATTTTAGTTCAAATGAATTTAGTAGATTCATCTGACTCAAGTGCTGAATATGAATTTTTTAGAGATGATGTAGCGGCTAAAACACAAGTCAATGCTACACCAGAAGGTATTAATTTAGAAGCTGGTGATGCAATTACTGTACAAGCATCAACTGGTAGTAACAAAATTCAAGGTGCAATAAGTTACGCATTATTGGATAGATCACAGGAAAATGGCTAGACAAAAATTTGTAAACTTTGTACCAAGACCAAAACCTCGTAAACGTCCACGACGACATAAAAAATCTCTTTCCAAATCTGAAAAAAGAAGTTATAAACCATACAATCGTCAAGGGAGAAGACCATGAAAATAATACCTGCAAAAGCAAAAGAAATAGTAAAAAACAAAAGAACAGGTCAAGTATACGCTGACAAAGAAGCATTTAATGCTGATGTTGCAGATCCAAATACAGAAACAACTGAAGATGATTTTAGACAAGATTTAGAAATAACAGTTGCTTCTTTGGAGGTATTTGGTAAAAACGACTAATGCAAGCTGCTGGTGGTACAGAACTACAACTTAAATTTTTATATGATCATGTTGATAATGATCTATTAAACAAAGTACAAATAACTACCTCCGTACCAGAAAAAATACCCTTACATCCTAATAAGCCTAACATACTTTGGCAAAAGAATTCATACGATCAACCTAATATATATCCTTGGTTTAAGGATAAAAACAATCATCACAAATATGATTGGTATGTATTTAACTCTCATTGGACGTTTGAAAAATACAGAATGCTTTTTAGCTTACCAACAGAAAAATGTATGGTTATTAAAAATGGAAGCACATCTTTTCCTAAAAGAAAACCATATAAAAAAGGCGATCCTATTAGAATGATATTCCAACCAACACCATGGAGAGGATTGAATGTATTGTTAGCTGCAATGCAAATGGTAAAAAATAAAAATATTAAATTAGATGTATATAGTTCAACACAAGTGTATGGAGATGCTTTTAAAGAAGCAAATGATGATAAATGGGTGCCCCTATACAAACAAGCATCTGAATTACCCAATGTAAATTATATTGGTTATAGACCCAATAAATTTATTTTAGAGAATTTACAGAATTATCATATCTTTGCCTACCCAAGTATTTGGGAAGAAACATCTTGTATATCAGCGATTGAATGCATGTCTGCTGGTTTATATTCAATTGTAACAAATTATGGCGCATTATATGAAACTTGCTCAGAATTTCCTATCTATGTTCAGTATTTAGAGGATTACAAACTGTTAGCTAAATCATTTGCAACTGCAATAGACATTGCAGCAGACACATTACATCTAGAAGTAATACAAAACAATTTAGATATGCAACAAGACTTTTACAAACGATTTTATAGTTGGAAAAAACAAGCAGACACCTGGTCTAATTTTTTAAGAGGAGTAACTAATGTCAAGTAAGATATGGTCGAATGATGGTACATATCAAACAATTAAAGAGGTTAAAATAGACGATCCCTCTAAGCCTATATGGTTACGAGAAGAAAATCAAAAGAAGTCAATTAATTTATGTGTTGGCACACCTGTTCACTCAGAAGTATCCATACACTATGCTCAATGTTTATTAGAACTGCAAAAGCACATGTTAAAAATTGGTGACAATGTAAGTTTTCTTATGCACAAGTCATCATTAGTTACACAAGGTAGAAATTTAACTGTTGCATCTTTTTTAGATACAGAGGCAGATTATCTTTTGTTCTTAGACTCTGATATTAACATAGGTCCAGATGCTGTTTATAAAATGATTGAAGCTGACAAAGAGGTAATATGCATTCCATATCCATTAAAAAGTATACAGTGGGCAAAGCTACATGAAAGAATGCAAAAAGGAAAAATTAAAAATGTTGAGGACTTAGAAACAGGAGCTTGTACATATCCAGTTAGAATAAAAGACTCAACAAATTTTAAAGTTAATAATGGTGTTGCAGAGATAACACACGCACCTGCAGGATGTTTATTAATAAAAAGAATTGTATTTGACAAATTAGTACAAAATTATCCTAACAAAAAAATAATACAAAACTCTGTTATTAACGGTGAATATCAAGAGGTTCCTAATTATTATAACTTCTTTGATACTGTGCATGATGAGAATACACAAACTTATATGGGTGAGGATTATGGGTTTTGTAAACTATGGACTGATATAGGTGGTAAAATATATGCACTGACCGATAAATACATAATGCATGTCGGCGAACACCAGTACATAGGAAGGTATATGGATGAATTCGAAAAAGCCGATTAAATTATATCTTACATCTCCAACTATGGGTCAGGTTGATATACACTACATGCGTTCTGTATTCTTGTTACAAGCTGAGTGTCATAAGAGAAAAGTGCATATTACATTACATTTACATAAAGGATCATTAGTTACATTTGGGAGAAACGCATGCACCGCAGCGTTCTTACATTCTGATTGCACTCACATGTTGTTTGTTGACACTGATATACAGTTTAACGAGCAAGATATATTTAGAATGATTGATTTAGACAAACAAGTAACACTTATACCCTATCCAATGAAGATGTTTGATTGGAAGAAAGCACTTGGTATGTATAAAGATTATAACATACCAGTTAATAAGGGTGGATTTACATATCCTATGAAAATACTTAACCCTAATGATTTTGTAGAAGAACATGGTTTAATAGAAATAGAAAAAGGACCTGCTGGTTGTATGCTAATAAAGCGTGAAGCTATACTTAAAATGATTGAACATTATCCTGAACTTAAAGTTAGACAACAACACTACCATAATGAATCGGAAAGAGATTCAAAGCATTCTTATAATTTTTGGGACACAGAGTTTATCAAAGAAACAGGACAGATAATAGGGGAGGATTTTGCCTTCTGTAAGCGATTTAGAGACATAGGGGGACGTATTTATGCCTTAGTTGATAGTGAGATAGCACACCATGGAAACTATCCTTTCAGAGGAAGGTTTATTGACGAATGTGGTAAAATTGAGTAAATTGCAATAATATACGTATTTATAACAGGAGCTTAAATATATGCATCCATTAATGATGGCCGCGCTGATATCAGGAGGTGTCAACGCATTACAAGGTAAACGAGGATCCGATCTTCTTAAATCAACAGTAAGAGATACTGCAATTGCTGCAGCACTAGGAGGTATGAGTCCGCCTGGTAGTCAACAAGGTATATCTGGTAGTCAACAAGGAATATCAAGTTTTTCTTCAGCACAAGATGCAGCTCGTGTAGCTGGAACATCAGGTGTTCCAGGAGGCGGAGATCCGTCTATGTTTTTTAAACAACCAAAACCATCTATTGGCACAAGACTAGAAAAAGGTTTCTCTGCAATTGAAAAACCTTTTAGAGATCCAGTTACTGGAGGCATATCAAAATTTAGAGTTGGACTTGGAGCAGCGGGTCTAGGAGGAGCTGCTTATGCTGCAGGATTATTTGATCCTAAACCAGCACCTGATCCTAAATATCCTGGCTACAATAGATTTTATGCAGCTGACCCTGAGATGTTCCAACCGTTCAGTGGTAAAGAAATAGATTACAGCAAGTATCCAGAAGGGTCACCTTATTCTGGTATGCAAGAAGGTGGTGAGGTTATGATGAGTCCTGACGATGAGATGTTACAGTTCGACATGCAACAACAGTCGATGGCTGACGGACCTCCTCCTCTCCCCTTCCTTTCTTCCCTCCTTCCTC